GTAATATCCTGTCCAATTAATCTTTCTATATCAAAGTCTCTGCTTATTTTTACTTCTGGTGGCTCAATACCTACATATTCAGCAGATAAATTAAAACATTTTTGAAGTTTTTGTTCTAACTCCATTGAAACCATTGCAAGCATTGAATTTGTATCAACACGATCTAATCTTCTAGCATCAGCAGATTCAGCTACAAATTTCTGTTGACTTAAAGTACTAATACCAAGTGTTGCCATTTGCATTTGTAATTCTTTTATTTCAGCAGATTGAGCATCGAAAGCACTAGAAGCTGGTTCAACATAATAAATTTTATTACCTGGTTGAGTTGCCATTGCATAATTAACAGAAATAGCTAAATCTTTAGTCTGATCGTCATAACCTTCCATTACAAGCATTGGTTGAGATGCAACGTGCAAACTATGAATTAAATCAGCCTGTCTTTGAAAATGTGCAAGGTTTAAATAAGCAATGTCCAGTAAAGGTGGTTTGCTAACTAAATTTTCAGTTTTTCCAGAATAAATAGTAACTAATGGTATTTCACCAAGAGAAAAAGTACCTGATTCTACTAATTTGTATTCTTGATCTGTAGTGCTAGTGCTAAATTCACCCATATAGGAATTATCATCAACATCATACATTGCATCAATCTCATCCTTTTTGCGAAACACTCTATAGTTACCAGGTTCTATAACTCTTACTTGATCGTAAACTTTTTCTCCAAAATCTCCATCAGGTAACACAGCTTTTTCTGCAATTCGAGCTTGTATAAGATTCCCATAATTTGATTCTCTATCTAATCTCCAACCCAAAAGATTTGTTGGATCTACGTCAATCCAATATGGCCTACGATTTTGTGCTCTTTCTTCAGCCAAACTTAATGCACCAGAAGGTGCTGGATAATCTACAAGAATATGACTTTGACCATAAATAAGAGAACACATCAATATTCTTCTTGCATATTCATCTAAATCTGACCCACAGCCATCAACATCCATTTTAAAATTTTCAGTCCAATATGGATCGCCTACAAGACTTATTGGTTTTCTAAGAACTAAACCTGTAGCTGCTCTTATTAATCTTTGTGTAAAAGGAGAAAATACAGCACGATTTACTCTTGCCATGTATGCTGTATAATCTTCTCTTGGTTCTAACGGTAAAAATGCTTCACTATTTTCTCTAAGATATTCTGTACCTTCAGTAACCGCTTTCATTATTTCCCAACCTTTCATCATGTCGAGAACAGCCCTTGTCCGAGTGAAAGGACTATCTATATCTCCAATATTTGTAGAAGTCTGTACTTTTGTTCTGTAATCACCAGGAATTGAATAAGTCATCTAACACCTCCATCGTTTCAATGCTAACGCTTTTCTTGTAGGTCGGCCTTTACTATCTTTCATTGGACCTTTAACTCCTTTCATGCGAGCACAAAAACTTTTTCTTCTAGCTGCTCTTTTCCCAGTTGGATTTTTTTCAGTAACAGGTGCTTTTAAATTACTACCAGTAGCACGATTATATTTTGCACGACCTTTTGCAGTAAGTCCACCCTTTTTAGACTTTTCGCCTCGACCTACAGATAAACTAACTCCTTTACGTTTTGCCATTATCTGCCTACCTTTGCTTGTGCCTTTTTATGGGCTTGAGTAAAAGTATCTCCTGCTCTCATTCGCCTTTTCATAAACTCCATGTGCTTTGCACTATGATGTTCAGAGTGCTTAGACAATAAAGTTTTTTGGCGAGTGGTAAGTTTCACTTCTTTTTCTTTTTTTTCTTAGAACGTAGTTTTTTAAGATCAGCAGCAGTGATCTTATCTCGTGGTGGAGCAACAGCAGCTAATTTGCGTTGCTTTGACGAATAAGAACCTTTTGGCATTATGCAGCGTTGGTGATAGCACCATTAGTAATGAAACTAACGCTAACTGTTTCTAAATCACCTGTTGTTGCAGATAAACTTGTTCCTGTAACAATTCCAGAAAAACTAACTTTTTTACTACCAGAAGTATCTAAAAATAATTCAAACTGTGCATCACCAGCATCTTCTGTAGTTAAAACATCAGATAATAAGTTTGCAGTTTCGTTGCCACTAGCTGCTGTATAAAGAAAATCAATAGTACCAGAACCAGAAATCAAAGATCCTACATACTTTCTAGCTGTATCACCATGAGAAGTACATTCAAGAGTATCTTTTGTTGTATCTAGTGTCCAGCCTGTAGTAGATACGATTGCTTCTGTAGTTCCAGATCCGTTTTTAAATTTAACAGACCCTTCTTCGCCACGAAAAAATGCCATTATTCTAAAAAAAAAGAGTATTTATAAATAGTTTAACTTGTAGTTGACTTTTTTACAGTACCTTTAGTGTTATTTCTCATATATTGTTCACATCTAGGGTCCCAAAGTGCAGGATTTCGTTTTCCTTTCACTTTTTCAATTACATCTAGCATTTCATCAGTAATTTCAGTCATTTTTTACTCCTTTTGGTAGTTTTTTTACGCCTATGTTGATAGGTTATTTTCTTTTTACCAGTTTTTTCACGTTTAAACCTTGCTTTTTCACTACTTGACATTTCTCCAGCAGTCTTAGGTGTCTTACTTGATACACGTTTACTGGGTCTACAGGCTGGATAGCCTCTTTTTTCGCCTTTTGATCGGCCACAAGGCTTACCAGTTTTTACATCTACCCATTTTTCTTTAAACCAACGGGTCAGACCTCCACTACTTCTTGCCACGTTTTTTAGTTCCCGTGCGATAAGTGCCACCACGCTTTTTATATTCTCGGACTAACCAAGCATTAGCGTAAGCAGAAGGATAAACAGCAAATTTGCGTTTAGCTTCAGCTTTTACTCTAGCGTAAAGAGTTTTATTTACAGGAACATTCGCCACGTTTTTTACCTCCTTTCTTTTTTTTCTTCTTCTTTTTCATCCCAGTGTGATAAGGCATAGTAAGAATTAGGTATCTTAATATATTCTAAACGAAGTTTGACCTAATGTCTCTGGTTTTGCAAGGTTGAATTGTTGTAGACAAAGATAGCCAAAAGCATCAAACGCATGGTCAACTCCTAAATTTTTATTTGGCAAACCAGTATTCGGTGCATAAGTAAGAGTTCTAAGCGATTTTATCAATTCTTTACAACGTGGATGAATAAAAGTTCTTTGATCTCCATTGGCATCAAGCAAGGCAGTATTAACAGCAGTAATTTTATCTCTTATCTTCCACGGACTTTTCGGACTCATAACAGTAAAACCAGACCTTCTAAGAATCGTATGGTCAGTAACTCCAACTCCACTTGTCTTTCTTGCACTACCAGTAGGATCAGGACAGGCAATGATTCTTCGATCCACCCCATACCGTCTTGTAACCTCCTCTGCAAAATCCCATGTGGTAGCTCCACCCGTCAACATAATCTCATCAAATACATAAAGACAATCATTATGCTTAACAGCACAGATTCCTGCCATAGGGTCAACGTTAAAATCTAAACCTAAAAGTAAAGGCATCATGTGTAAATCCTGTACTTCCTTGTCAATATTGTCATCACTAAAACTAACAGCAACCAAACCAGTAAGATTTTCAAAACTTGCCTCAAATTCCTGTCTAAATGTTCTGGCATCTAACTGGCCTCTGGCAGCCTCTACCTCCTCTTCCGCTACATTACCTCCCTCAATCGTGGTAAAGCTCCATCTTTGCCAATCATCCCACTCCTGTTCACCACAAAAACACCACATATCATAAAACCAACTGGCAGTACCATCAGGTGTACTAATAAATAAAGCCCAACCTTGTTTGTCGGCTAATGCAGGTCTTATAACTTCAGCCCAAACATCCCGATCCATAAATGCTGCCTCGTCTAAAACAACACCAGCAAGACTTCTTCCTCTTAATGCCATTGCATTTTCTGTTCCCTTTAATTCAATAGTTGATCCATTTATTAACTCCAACCTTAAATCTGTCTCATTTTTACTCTGAACCCATATCTTTGGTACTAATCTTTTTAATTCCTTCCACGCAATATCCTTTGCCATTCGATATGTAGGAGCACAATAAAAATAAACCTCTCCAGGTCGATTGATTGCTCCTCTAAGTAACTCAATACAGCTTAAATACGATTTTCCAAATCTTCTTCCAGCAACCAATACCCGAAATCTTTTATCACTATTGAATACTTCCCCCTGTGCATACCTTAAACTTATTTCTTCCTGTTTTTTTACCGCCATACCCTAAAAAATAACAAAAGTCTGAATAAGTACCCCCTCTTTATAGCCCATTCTCGTACTTTTAGGTTATAGTTTCAGTAACAACCCTTAACAAGATCAAGTCCGTGGCTTCTTCTACCTTCCCAGATAACATAAATAATAATCCAATAATTCAACCAGCAAGAAAA